AAGTAATATTCTTGTCGAAAAAGGAAATGAGTTTGGCACAGTAACAGGAAGAAAAAGAAGATGCGGATGGCTTGATCTAGATCAGCTCATCTATACTAACATGTTAAATGGTTACACGTGTCTAGCATTAACAAAAGCTGACGTAATGTGTGGCCTCGAAAAAGTTATTGTTAAATATAGTAACAAAGAAATCGAATTAGACGGCTGGAAGTGTTTAATAGAAATCGACGGTTCTTTAAATAGGAACTTTAATAGATACGTTAACATGATAGAGGATCTGACTGGGATAAATGTAAAGTATGTTTCTTATAGTCCTAATAGAGAAGATATAATTGTTATAGAATAAATATTACATCAAGCTTTACTGTGCATTGTTAAATCTGTTTATGATAGCAGTACACTTTGCACCAAGTTCGCCTTTGCACTTAAAGAAAAAGTGAACTAAAACAATTAGACCAGTAGAAAAAATCTCATCATCAGGCGTCGCCTCTAAAAGTCTTATAAAAGCATTAGTAAATTGCATTGATACGTTAAAGTCTATGTTACTGTCATTTATTCGCTGTATTAAATTTCTACTCTTTTTTAGTAAAACATTTTTATCTACAAGCTTTGCTTGTTTTATAATGTAGTTATACATTGACATTGATCTATCATCGCTTGATTTAATTGCATTTTCAAAGATGCTAAAAGCAATCATATAAATATAAATTTCTAAATTATTCTTCGTTTTTGTTCTAACATTTTCTTTTATTACGTTTACATGCATATTTAATGCTTCTTCTCCTAATATTGTTGAAAAGTTATAAATATTATGTAAACGTTCATTTGAGCAATTTTTAATATTTGCTGATGCAGCATTATAGTATTTGTTGACAAACATTAATTTTTCTTCGTCAGAATCAAATAGCACCTTACTGTTTTCTTTAAGCTTAGAAATTAAGCTATCAGTTAAATCATACTTAAACGAATATAGTGTATAAATTATTGATTTTTTATATTTAATGTTTTCATATTTTGTTAATAAAATATAGTATGCTGGAAATAATTTGCTGTCGGACGCATCTTTTTTAGCGTCTAAAGATATACTTCTTCTACTAGCTGATATTGATAACTTTTCAAAAAAATCAATAGCGGGTCTTCTTAGGTCTAATCTATCCATGACAGATTTAAATCTGCTGAATCCAATAATAATTTTTTCTTCTTTTGTTCCGATATCGTTACTCTCTATCTTGCTTTCAAGATATTCAACGATATCATCCTCAGCCTTTTTAGTTGGTGGTGTTTTGCACGGAGTAATATTCACATAAGATCCGTGATAGTGCTTTAAAATATAAAAGTAAGCGTCACTATTAACAACATCTCTTTGGAAACATAAATGCTCAATAGTCTTAGATTCTAACTCAGAAAAGAGTGAGTCATAGTCAAACTGTTCAGCGTTTTTATTTTTTGTGACTGATTGTAAGGCTTTAATAGTTGGACTAAAAATAATGCTTAACATTCTTTTGATTTTACTTGGGTTACCGCTGTATACAACTTCTAGTATGTCTTTTGTTAGCTTGGTAAATCTTTCGTCAGTGCCAAGAAACTTTTTAGTCACATCTACGGCGTCTTGTCCTGCTATTTTTCTTAGAAAAGAAAAACCATTTTCATCACTTTCTGTTACAGGATTATTGTCACCATCTACAAATTTATGTGAGTCTTTAGTTATCATTACTTGATCAGGAGAATCATCGTCTTGTTCCCAGCAAAAGCAAACCTTTCTGAACTTGTCATTGTTTACGAATTTTCTCATATCTTTAGACGTGTAGTATATAAATGTATTAAAAGTTCCTGTGATATAATTATTAAACATATTACTTTGGCCTGTTATTGAAGTACACCAAGACATTCTACCTATTACTTTGCCTCTACCATTTACTACTTCATCATATCTCCAGTTTCCGTGTTGATCAAAATAACTTCTTGCCAAAGCTATAGACCCAGAAGTTGTTGTAGGAACAGCAAGCATTGTTTTTTCATCTTCGTATACAACAGTAATATGATTAGCATCTCTTGTAGATAGTATTTTTTCATATCTGCTAGAACTTCCGCCGAAAGAGTAAAGATCATCATTTCTAGCTATTATTTTGATTTGATCTATTGTTAGAGTTTTTAAAGTTTCAATATCAAAGTCTTTTTGGTAGATAGTTATGCTGTTGTTCTCTGATGCTAGAATTCTATCGTAAAACTTTTTATAGTATTCATATGAAGATATGAAATCTTCAATCGAACTAAATGAACCTGACTTTATTGTATTTACAAGAATATCAGAGAATATCGGGTCATTAAAAGGCTTAACCCATTTTTTTTGCCCGTTGCCCTTTGTTATTATAACTGAAGTATTAATAACTTCTTCTGGAATTTCCCCATCTATAATTAGTTTGTCAAAGTCTTTAAATTTTGCTTCGTTTATAAAGCTTTGCCATTCTTTGTATATTTCTTTAAAGTTTTTCATAATTTTTCACCATTTTTGTGTAATTTAGTACTAAAATATTATATTATTAAATATAAGGTTTTTTTTATAAAAGGATATAAATGCAAATAGTAAATGAATTAAAACTTGATTTCTCTGATGTTTTGATCAAACCTAAACGATCTACACTTTCTTCACGTAGTCAAGTAAATCTGACAAGATCAATAGAGTTTTTAAACAAAACTTCTTGGGAAGGAACGCCAATCGTAGCAGCAAATATGGATACTGTAGGCTCTATTGCAGCTGCAATAGAGCTAGCTAAATACAATATGATTACTTGCCTTCACAAACACTACGAAAGCGAAGTTCTTATTGATTTTTTTAGCTATGTAAAGAAAAGCAATTTGCAAAATTATGTAGCTTACTCAACAGGTATTAGAAGTGAAGATATAGAAAAATTAAATTATGTGATTAGCAAAGCAGGATCTGATGCTATTAAAATTCTTTGCATTGACGTTGCTAATGGTTATACACAGAAATTTGTAGATGCTGTAAGAAAAATTAGGGACAAATACCCAGATAAAATTATTATTGCAGGAAATGTAGTTACGCCTGAGATTACAGAACAACTAATACTTTCAGGCGCAGATATTGTTAAAGTAGGCATTGGAAGCGGAAGTGCTTGCACAACAAGAATCAAAACAGGTGTAGGATGCCCTCAACTATCAGCAGTGATAGAATGCGCTGATGCTGCACATGGTATTGGTGGTAGAATTATGTCAGATGGAGGATGTACTGTCCCTGGTGATATTTCAAAAGCATTTTGTGGTGGGGCAGACTTTGTTATGTTAGGAGGAATGTTGGCAGGCCACACTGAAAATCTGATAACTGATGCTGAAGGTGAGCCTGTATTTTATGGAATGTCTTCTTTTGAGGCTATGAATAAATACGAAGGGTCTATAAGAAAATACAGGACAAGTGAAGGAAGGGTTGTTAGAATGAGACATAAAGGCAATATTTCTTCTACGCTAGAAGACATACTAGGCGGCGTAAGAAGTACTTGCACTTACATAGGCGCAAGAAACATTAAAGAAATGCCTAAGTGCGCAACATTCTTTAGAGTAAATAATCAGTTAAATAGAATATATGAAACGTCAACTATTAAATCATAGTTGATATATTATTTTAAAAAAGGAGAATGATGTGAGTGATCATTTATATTTTATTCAAAGTGACGTTACAGGGTCAATAAAAATTGGCAGATCAAACAATCCTAAAAGACGTCTTGGTGATCTACAGACAGGAAACCCGCACAAAATAAAGCTCATATCAGTCATCGAAGGAAAAGGTCATTTAGAAAAAAAACTTCATGAGTCGCTAAAAGATTTTAAACTTCGTCTAGAGTGGTTTGACTATAAATGTGTAGGTTCTATACCTGCTGTTATTTATGAAATGATAGATGATCCTACTCAATTTGATGATTGGTGGGAAAAATAATGTATATTAATACAATAAGTAAAGAAATAGGATTGCTAATAACAGAAAATTCTGTTAAGACACATCCTGATTTTGTATTTACTTTGCTTGTAAATGGAACATTAGTAAATACTACTATGTTTTGCTGGAAAAAAATTGAACAATAAAATGGAGAATAATAGTTTGAACATTGCAATAACAGGTGAAAAAGGCTTTATCGCGCAAAATCTAATTACAGAGATAACAAGAAGAGGTCATAAGTTTATCTCTTTGCTAAGCGTTGATATACTGCCATATAAAAATAAAAAAGGCGAACCATGTGTATATAGAAACAATAAAAGCTTGTGGTCTAGAACTTTTAAAGAAAAAAATATAGATGTAGTAATTCATAATGCAGCTGTTGTAGGTACAGATGTTGTTGCTCTTAACTCTAAAAAAGCTGTAAATACAAACCTGCTAGGTACACAAAATATTACTGAAGCTGCGAATGAAGCTGGTATATTAAACGTTTATATCGGTACAACTGTTATTTACGACACGCCTAGGTATCAAGATTCATTAATTTACGAAAACAGCGTCATTAATCCTTCTACGCATTACGCTGTTCAAAAATATGCAGGAGAAATGACTGTTAAAAATTCAGCAAAAGAATGGCTTGTTCTTAGACCGCTTTTCGCTTACGGAGGAGTAGGTGATCCTAACTCACTTATTGCTAAAACAATATACAGTGTTAAAAACAATATAAAAAACGTTGATATGTTTTTAGACCCAGAGAAAATGAAGGACTATATGCATGTTTTTACATTCTGCGATGCAATAGTTTCAGCAATTGAAAGTAACGAGAGAAATAATGATTTTAATGTTTCAGTAGAAAGTCCAAAAAAGACGTCAGAGATAATTCAAGAAATATCAATTCAGCTTAACAAAAAAATAGATGTTCTTAACTGGCACCCACAGACAGATTATCTAGGTAATCACTTGTTGTCTTGCGAAAAGTTTAGATCAAAAATAGGATTTAGTAGAGAGCCTATAACACTTCAAGAAGGTATTGCGTTATCAATCGCAGGTATCGAAAATGACATTACAGATTATAATCCACTAGTTTACCTTGAAGAAGCTAGAAATAAAAACGTAGACCTACTCTCATATTTTCCTAAAAAATAAATAAAACAATTAAGTCTGATAATTAGTTTTAAAGAGGAAAATATGAGCGATATTTTAATAGAAAACTATATCAGATTTTTAATAGAAAACGAAAACAGACAAAACGTAAGAACAGACTTGCCTATTATTTCTAATTTTAATAGTAAAGAAGAAGAAGAAGACGAGTATGTTCATAATGACGTTAAAACAGATTTGCCTATACAAAAAGCAGCAAGTACAAGTAAAATAAAAAAACAAAAAAATGGCAAGCTTATGAAAATAGCTCTTGCTCTTGCAGCTGCTTCTGGCATTGGCCTAACTGTTTCACAAAAGTCTACACTAAACAAAGCTGATAACAATCCTAGCGATGTTAGGGCTAATAATGCTGCAAAAAAGGTTGTTAATTATCTTTCTTACGTTGGCGACCCAGACTACAAAGAAAAGTTTAGCGTAGAAGATATTATGTGGTCAAAAGGCGTCGACAAAGATGAGCTTATTGACTTTATTAAACATCATGAAAGTTTTAGTGCGTTACCTTATTATGATAATGGAAATGTTACTATAGGCTACGGAACAAATGTTGACAAAAATGGGAAAACAGGTAAAGAAGTAAATCACCCAGGCTTAAATTCTTCTAATGCTGATGTAAAAGAAAAAGCTATTAAAAAAGCTGTAAATCTAGCTTATGAATCTTATGGAATAAAACAAGGAAATAAAACAAAAATTGCTACTGTAGATGGATTATCAGAGAAAGATGCAAAAACTATTTTAGACTATTCTTTAGATGACCATATTAGTCTTTTACACAGATATTCACCTTGGATTTCAAACAATGATATACCGACTAATGTACTTTTTGTAATGTACGATATGTCTTATAATATAGGACCTGCTGTATTTTCTAGACTTTTTAAGAAAACAGGAAGCTATTTTGAAAAATTTTCTAAAGCTTTAACTGAGTATGAAAAATCAAATGATCAAAAAGATATTATAGATGCTATAGACAATCTATATAATGTCGTAAAAGAAATAAAAGATAGTAATGCATATAGGTCTGGAGTTGAAGCAAGAAACAATTACATAAACAACAACCCTAACGCTGCTACTTGGAAAACAAGATATGAGCTTCACATAGAAAGACTAGAACTAGTTATTAGTGATCTTGAACAGCAAATACACTAAAACTTTAGTTTTTTTGATACTTAATTAAAGACTACTTAAGGGTTTACACAATATGAAAAAAAAGTCTAGACAGCTTAGTCAGTATCAAAAAAATTTTAGTGTAGACTGGTCTTTAGAGCCTACAGTCTGTGTAATGTGTGGTGTAAGTCAAGAATGTAAATGCGAGATACTTAATTGTGAAAAATGTTTAAAATATGCTACAGAATGTATATGTTTTGATAATTTGTGCGACAAATGTCAGTATTTACCTGTAGACTGTAAATGTTCTATTGACAAAGACAAATAAAATGCAATTAAAAGATATTAAAAGAAGAGAAATAGCTATAGTAATGACTGATATTATCGGTAGTACTAGATTTGTACAAAGATATGGTGCAGTAAAATCTTCTTTGTGGTTTGCAAAAAATGACAAACTGATAATGTCTTTAATTTATCAGAATAACGGCACTTTTATAGATGCTTCAGATGGCACATTGTGTTATTTTGATACTATATCTGATGCTATTTCTTTTTCATTTTCTTACAAGCGCAGCCTTGTTAAATATAAATTTCCTTTTAGGGCAAGACTAGGCATTCACTGGGACGAAATGATAATAACAAAGACCAGTCAAAGCTTAATAGAGGTTGGCGCTAAAAGAATGAATATAGAAGGTATAGGAAAAAATATATGTGCTAGAACAATGTCAATATGCAGCGAAGAACAAATTCTTATGTCGCATAAGGCTTTTTTAGTTTTTAAATCAAGAATATCAAGCAATAATTTTATACCTAAAGATGCGTTAGTAGTTTTGGTTGGATTATATTCTTTCAAAGGTGTTAAAGAGCCAGAACAAATATACGCACTAGGTACAGAAGAAAAACACTTGCAACCGCCACAGTCTAACGAAAAGGTTAAAAGACTTGGTGGTAATAAAAAAATAAAAACAAGATTAAAGCATAAGAAAACAAAAGAGTTAATAGAATATTTTTTTTGGAGACTTAGTTTTCTGTATATGATATATTTTGTTTATATTTTCTGGCCTTTGCTAAGATATTTTGACACAATAGACAATATTCATTTTTACATTATTTATTTTTATGAAAACATGAGATACTTTATAACACTTTTAATAAAACAAAAAATAAGTTAAGGCATATAAAAATGAAAGAAAAAAATAAAGATGATGATTTATCAAAAGAGTTCAATCAGTCAGAAAAAGCAAGAAAAGGATGGATATTTAGTGTTATATTTTTATTTTTTGTTTTAGTAATGATATTGTTTCTTTCATACGTTCCTTTACAAGCAGACAATAGAGATATTATAGTAGGAATGATTGGTACTATAACAGGAAGCATTGGAAGTATGATAGCTATAGCTGCAGGAAGAGACCCTGCTGAAATTGACGAGTTAAAAGAAAAATTAGCTAATGCAAATGCTGATAGGGGCGCTTTAATTTCAAGATTACGAGATGCTCAGATTCAAATGCAGCTTCTTAGAGAGCAACAATTTGAATTGCAAAATGCTATAATTAAAAAACTATCTATGTTTCGTGACGAAAAATATATTAAAACTGTTGATGAAAGTCAAGTAATGCTTCATCCACAAGTAGAAGAATGGTTGCCTGAAGATAAGTAAACGCTTGGTAGACTCTTAAATTTACTTCATGTCTTTAATCGAAGATTGTATTTTCTTTTTAACGTAAGAAGGACAGTTTCTATTACCTAATATTTTTCTAAGCAAAATGCTGCTACTATTTTTAATGCCAATTTCAGCTAACTCTTCAAGTACATCTTCAGAAGTATCTTCGTGAGTTGCAAAAACATTCGACAAATAAGCGAGTGTTTTAGATTTTTTTACAGCATCAAATATATGATCTAATACAGCAGTATTAAAATTTTCTCTATTAGCAGAAAATACTGACGTTAAGTCTCCAGCTTCATTTCTTTCGTCTGAGAAATATTTTGCAAGTTGCTCCGCATTAAGACCTTGCGTAGAAGCAGCTGCTTTTCTAACTTCTCCACTTTTGTCTTGAGAGAGTACAGCTAAAGTTTTTCTGTCTTGTGTGCTACTAGGATTTGCATTTTTTACAAACTCAAGCTTTTGTCTTTCTCCTTTTAAATTAGCTGCATCAGACTCGTTAATTATTTTTCTAGTCCACTCAGTTAATAGTTGTTTAAATTCTTTATTTGACATTCTCGACATTTTTTTTCCTTTTATTTATTTTTATATATTAAATTAATTAGCAAAGTGTATGTTTAGATAAAAAATGATTTTATTGTTGTAGCTTCTTATCTATTTCTAGCTATAGCAATTTGTGCATCATGCTTTAAATTTTTAGAGCATACTGTATAAACATATTTTAAAGTTTCAACTCTTGCAGCATTATTGCTAATAATAGTTCTGTATTCTGTGTCTGTTAAGCCTCTTACTTTAGATATTCTATCAATAGTATTAGGGTCTCTAGAGACTGCTAATATAATTCTTAAAATCTCTAAATGTTCTGAACTTTTTACGACATCATATCTACTCTTTCTTTTAATACACAACTCAGCAATTTTAACACGATGACTTTCTTGACATATTCTATTGTGAAGAATAGATATTAAAACCATAACCTCTTTTTTTGATTCTAAAATATAGTCAATGACTTTCGTATCATCAGTATATTCTGCAATGTTCGCCAAAATGTATATGCTTCGCGTCATATCGTCAGCGACAAGGTCGGCGTGAATATCTTTTCTATATACAATTGCTGAAGCACCTATAATATTTTCTCCGTATTTTACAAAATTATCAGCACTTAAGCCACTATTAGATAGAACAAATTTAACAATATCTTTTTTGCTTTTATATCTTTCTAAAAATATAATCAATACTTTTTCTTCTATCTCTTTGTCAGTATTGTTTGCTGATATTAAAATATCAAGTACATCGTCTTCCGTAGCTGTTTTCGCAAAGCTTACTTTAAATGACAAAGGAACAGATTTGTTCAATAAAAGATTTCTTTTAATACCGATGCCATAATTTATCTGTTTGCTAAATATTATTTTTTTAAAAATTTCCATATTTATGCTTTCATTTTCTGACAAGTTAATTAAAAACACATCTTCTTTGGATAGTTCTTGCAAAATATCGATTGGCACGTTTTTATTAGCAGAAATATATTTTTTTTCTTTTTCAGAACCTGTATTTATTATTTTAGATATAATATTATTGTTGTCAGTTGTTCTAAGAATATTTCTCAAAATAAATTCATTATGACCTAAATGTTCCAATATTTTTTCATGATTCGTAGAGTCAATCAAGCCTGATTCGTAAGCTATTTTGATCAATGTAGTATTGTTATCATTCTCACAGATATAGTTTGCAATTTCTTTTTTTTCATTAGAAAATTTAATAATCAAAGCAACCTCTTCTGAAATATCTTCAGGGTTTTGGTTGTTCTGATTTCTTAAATCAATATAATCTTTTAAAGTTTTTTCTACGTAATATTGTTCCTTAGTAAATTCTTTTCTTGAATCTTTTTTTGCATCGCTAAATATAATTCTTTTTCCTTCTTCACCTATGTAATGTTCTAGACTTTCTATTTCTAATGCATCATTATTTGCGTCAACAAAAACATCACGAGAATTTGCAAGTGATATTTCGCCATTTTTTTTGCTTAACCCAACACATAATTTTCTTTGACTGTCATACATATTGTAGTTTATTTGTATAAAGTAATACATGTGTATATTTTGATTTACATGATAATTGTTAAAATAATTTATACTTCCGCTTATAGAAGTACACCACTCCATTGAGCCTATTTTTTCTCCAAACTTTTCTCCTTCATTAAAGCTAGTATCATATACTAGTTTTTTTGCACGCAAGTCATAATATGATCTAGCAAGTGATATAGATCCTATCACTGTTTTAGGGTAAAAAATTAAATATTTACTTGTTTTTCCTACTAGCTCAAAGTCTTTGTTGTTGTAGTTTTGTGAAAGACACTTAATATAAGAAGCTGTTCTTAAAGATCCTATTTTTTTTATCTCTATGTACTCATTGCATTTAGAGAAAGTTAAATCTTTTAATGAAGATATAGTTATAGACTTTCTGCCACCTTCAGCTGTAATAGGTCTATTTGAAGAATTAAACGGCGTTAAAATCTTTTCTTTTACAATGTCAAAATTGTCTATTACTTTTTGAATATCTACTTCTTCATCAGATTCTAAAGTGTTGTAAAGAATTTGAGCGTAATCGTTATCGTTAAAAGGCTTTATCCATTTGTTTTTTTTACTATTGTAAACTTTTTTTTCAAAAACTTCATGTCCTATTTTATTAATGACATTTTCATTTGAAAAAAAATCAGAAACTTTTACTTCATTTAATAGTTCGCTATTTAAAAATTTATTCCATTCTTTTAATATCGCGTAAAAATCGCTCATATACACAACCTTTTTTATAAATATAAATATTATAGAGTAATTAAGTTATCTAATAAATTTTAAAGTTACATAACTGCTATTTATTATTTTATTGTAAGTGTAAATACTTTATGTTGCATTCTTGACATATTAATTTACTTAAGATTAGACAATAAGAAGCTTTATATAGTTTCTTAACATGCTTTCATTTTGATTAGCAATATAAGTTGGATTATTACGAACTAGTTCTTTTGCATCACTTGGACCATATTCTGATAATGATACTAAGATTTTATAAGGTGTGCTAGTATTGCCTGCAATGCATTTGATTAGTTTATGATCGCCTGACTTTGCAAACATTGCCAAAATTTCTGGGTCTGTATTGCGATTAATAGCTACGCCTGATTTTACATTTAAAGAAGCGTGTCTAGAAAGTTTTGTTAATACTTCTGTAGGTGTGTTTGGGTTTTTAGCAACAATAGCTTTCGCCTTTTCTTTACCTCTTTCAGCAATGCCTGATAACACATCAGGATGTGTGTTTTCATTCTCTGCAATTGCGCATAGTATTCTTTCGTTGTCGTAATTAACTAAGTCTGATAAAATTTGTGTAGGTGTGTTTAGGTTTTTAGCAATTGCTAAATGAACCATTTCGTCACCATCTTCATATAATACGTCTATTATTTCTCTGCTTAGATTTTTATTTGAAGCTAATTTAAATTTAATTCCATCTTCTCCATACTTTGCTAATCTTAAAAGATCTTCTTTTGGCGTGTTAGGATTTTTAACTACAAAGAGAAGAACCATGACAGACTTATCTTTTGATAAAACAGACAATACAGAAGGATTAGTATCAGGATTTTTTGCTATTGTGCATTTTCCTTGATCTCCTGAATTGTTTGCAACATGTATTGCTGCTTCTAACGGAGTACTTGGGTTTGTTGCTGCAGCAACTTGTGCTCTAGGGCTTCCATTATAAGCTAAGTCTTCCAACAAGTCAGTGCTAGAATTTCTATTACTAGCAACAGCAATTTCACCGTAAGACTTCATTATATCTGATTTGTCTTCATACAAAGCGTGTCTAGATATTTTTTCTTTGTCTTTAGAGTATTTAACAATTTGTCCGAACTCTTGTGTAAAGTCTTCTATATTTTGTTCGTTTGCAGCTCTCATTGTTAAATATTGCTCAAAACTAATAGAGCTATAATAACTTTCAAAATCAATTTCTAGACGCTTTTCTTGTGAAGAATCTTCTACTAATTTTCTTAAAATGCTGCCCAAGTAAGATTTAGCTGCGTTCTCGTCAATCTCTTTGTTATCTCCATCTACAGATGCTGAGCCTCCTTGAAAGACAACATTTCCTGATTGTTTTACAAAGCTAACACATAATTTTCTTGCAGGATCATTTATACTACCAGGCATTTTATTAATGCAGTAATACATATGAAGATTAAGTTTTCTATGATAGTTATTAAACATGTTTCCGCCGCCAGAAACAGATGTACACCAGCTTATTTTTCCTGTATTTTGTCCAAAACCTTTGCTAGGATTAAATGTTTCATCATAAGAAACTTTACTACCATCCCAGTATGATCTTGCTAAAGTTATTGATCCTTTTATTGTCTTAGGATAAAACACAATCCAATTTTCATTTTCTGCAACTAGCTCAAAGTCTTCTTCGTTAGCTTCAGCTAGCGATGAAACGTATGCAGAAGTCAAATTTCTTTTGCTACCTTTTCCTAGCACATACATTCTAGCTTGTTGAAACTGTTGTATATCATCGTATGTTGCTAAACAAAATCCTTGATTTATTTTACCAACTAAAGAAATATCTTCGTCACCTGGAATTCTTACAGTCAAAAACTCTTCGTCATTTCTACTAGGCTCAATAGAATTTTTAAAAAACTCAAACTGCTGAATGTAATCATCTGGACTGTGATTTTGTCCGGCTCTAATTGAGTTTGAAATAACATCTAAGTAGTCAGTATTTCCTTTAAGCTGTGGTGTAAATTTAGATGTGTCAAATTCAGGATAATTCTCTTGAAATCTTTTAATTGATATTTCATTGAGCAAGTCGCTATTTAGAAAGTTTCTCCACTCATTTAATAAATCTCTCATGCGTTGTTCCTTTTTTATGCACAGTGTATTGCTTAAGTAGAAACCCAGTATTAATTAAAAAATACTATTTTATTATTAAATCTTGAAAACAGTATGGAGTTTGAATTTTCTGGGTCAAAGTCTTCATTGACTTTGTGGTTTACCAATAATAAATAAAGCTTTGCTACGTCAGAAAGCTGCAAAGAGTCTATGTGCTTTTTAAGCTCGGATAAGTTGTTAGGAGCTGGCATTCTTAATAGACAGTAAGAGATGATACTTGGAAATAAGTCATCATGACCTACAAATTTCGTGTAATTAATTTCAGTAAACCAAGAAGCAAGTTCATTTACTAGATCTGACGCACCTTTTCTTGTGTTAACCTTTCCACTTTTTATCTCGTCAGGACTAATTTCATCAGTTTTGCCAGCATCTGGTCTAAGTTTGTTTACTACATCTACTTGATGATCTTTTATTTTTAAAGAATTATTTAAGAATTTTTTGTAATTATTAATTGTATCTTCGTCCAACTCATTAAAGTAAGGTAACGTTTCAAATCCATGACTATTTTCATAAAGAATGTGACCTATATCATGTATAAGCCACTCAAACTTCTCAGAAAAAGAAGGTGATGAACTTGCTTCATTAAAATCTCCTGCATAGTTTTCAATGTCTACAATAAAAATTGGTGCAGAGTCACCACTATCAAGTTCCTCATGATCACTTGTTGAGTAAAAACTAAGATTTCTTTCAAGATAGTCTATTGCTTCAGGATATTTTCTCTTGTCGAAAAATATCGCGTCAGAACCTATTGACGCATCATTAAATTCAACTCCTGACTCTTGTAGCTCTTTTATTATATCCCCATTGCTAGCATCAGTGCATATAATAGCGCATTCTCTTTCTATTTTGTTCAAGATAGAAGTATATACGTAACCATTACCTCTCTCGTTTAAAAATCTGTCCCATGTCTCAAGTATTAATTTTGTTTCTAAAGTTTTTTTCATTTTTATCTTCCTTGTTTATTTGTTGACAATTAATTATATTTTAAAAACATTTAATTTACTAAAAGCTTTATATAGTTTCTTAAAAACATTTAACTTATTATTGATTAACCATGTGCTAGTTGAATAACAATCTTGTCTTGTAATATAACTTCAATCTCATCATAGCAGTTATGCGCGTTTACAAAAAAGTCGTTTAAAGTATTAATCTCGTTTTGTGAAAGAGTAATCCCTTTATCGTTAGATATTTTTAAACACTTGTTTACAAATGCTTTTTTGTTTGACTCGTTGTTTTCACGTGACCTTATATAAGGAACTATGGTTGCAAAATGATCTCCATCATTTAAGCTACTACCAAATCTTATAGATGGATCTTTGCTTTTTAGCATTTGATCAGGAACCACGAAGCTTACTAATATTTTGTATATATTTTTTTGTAGAAAAGCATTTCTTAGAAATTTGTAACTATTTGATTTTGAGTTTTCTAGTATTGATTCAAAGTAATGAAAAACATCATGCTTTAACTCCCAAGACAAGCTATTTTTCCATACTGCTTCGTCTGTTATACTACCTATTTTATTTATAGAACCGTCTGCCATATCATCTACAAAGCTATCCATTCTAGGGAAATACAACATTATTCCAGCTTTATCTGACCTTAGCGAAATAAGATCTGACTTCATTGTTTTTAAGTTTACAATTAAGTTTTCTTTTATTTTCTCATCTTTTATTAAATTATTTTTTCTATCTTTATATGTAAAATTAGAGTTATTTAAAATAGTCTCTAGTACTTCAATCATTTCGTTAATGGCAGATTTTTCTAAAATTAAACCTTTATTTATTTCTTGAAAAACATACGAGCTATTTTTCATAGACTCTAATAAAACATAAGAAATAGGCATGCTCATTTTTTCGTCAACATAATAGTCACCTACTGCATACAAATTTAAGTCTACAGGAACAGTCTTAACAAATTTATCCTGTTCGTCTCTTATGCCTGTAAAGTTGCCAAAGTCTTTAATTGATCTTTCATTAATATAAGCATTCCATTCTGTTAAAAGTTGCTTAAATTCTTTTTTGTTTAACTTTGTCATTTCAACATTTTACCTTCAATCTAATCATATAACATATTCTAATTATTATTTTAGACATATTTTGTCATTAATAGCTTGAGCTATTATTTTTTTCTACATAAAAACTTTTCTATAGTAGTTGTTTTAAAAAATTTATTCAATTATCAACTATTAGTTTGTTTTTTATTGTATTCATTTTTGTATATCTTTTAAGTGTAAATTTAATATTAATTATATTATAATAAATAAAAAAGAGAGGACATAAATTGTCAATAAGCAATATTATTCCACCTGATAGATTTGTCGGGCTTCATGCGCACAGCACATTTTAAAAACTTAGTATGTGCATATTTACCTTAAAGGAGGTAGTATGCCAAGATACGTTAAAAACAAATGCGAAATATGTAATAAAGAATTTGAAGTAATTTATAAGAAGAGGTCACAAAAGACATGTAGTAAACAATGTGCTTATAAGCTTAGAAAGAAAAACAAGAACACATCACCATTACAACAAAAAAAATGTAATATTTGCAATAAAGAATTTTTAGATAAAACTAAACTTAAACAACAGACGGAATGTAAATCTTGTAAACTTAAAAAAGGTGTTGAAACAAGAAAGACAAACGGATCTTATGAAAGAACTGAAGAACAAAATAAAAAATTGTCTAAAACTTTAAAAAGACAATATGATAATGGCGAAAGAAAATTTAGCAAAGAAGCTTTAGAAAAGCTTTCAAAAGGTCTAACAGAAAGATGGGCTTCTGGAGAAATGAAAAACAAGTCTCAAGAAACTTGTTTAAAAAAATATGGTGTCGATCACTGGACGAAGGCAAGTCAAGCAAAAATAAAACTTTCAAACGCAAGAAAAGGTTTTAAGTTTTCAAAAGAAGTTAGACGTAACATGTCAAAAGCTGCTGCAAAAAGAATTAAAAAATATAAAATATACTCTTTTGGCAGCGGAGGTTTTAGAGAGGACATAAATCTTTATGTTAGGAGCAACTGGGAAGCTAACTTTGCTAGAGTTTTGGAGTATAATAAAATAAAATTTCAATATGAGCCAGATACGTTTGAAATACCTGGAGGTATAACTTATACACCAGACTTTAAGGTTGGAAACATATATTTTGAAATTAAAGGATATATGGACAATCGATCAGCGGAAAAAATTTCTGAATTTAAGAAGTCGCACCCAGACTTAATGTTAGCAATAATTTCAGGAGACGAATATGATTTGTTAAGAAGAGATTACTCGGATAAGATTTTATGGGAAGGTAAATAAAATACGTGTAAATAATAACATTGTATTTTATAATAAATCACAATTTAAACATATTAAAAAGGTATATAATGAATAATACATTTAACACAGAAAGGAGGTATCTAGAGAAGGTTGAACTTGATATGCTTAGACCCAACAGATTCGTTGGTTTGCATGCGCATTCAACCTTCTCCTAGGTATCTACATTTGACGGTTTAGGATATCCAGCAGATCACATAAACTTTGTCCTATCTGAATCGCAAGGAATGGACGCTTGGGCTTTGACAGACCACGGCAACGGTAACGGTCTAGCACACGCACATTCACATGCTGTTAAAATGCAAAAAAGTGGTCGTAACTTTCGCCAAGTATATGGCGTAGAATTTTATTTTGTTCCTTCACTTCAACAGTGGAAAAGCGACTATCAAGCGCATAAAGATGCAGTTGTAGCTGCAAAAGCAACTAAAAGCGAAGAGAAAAAGCTTAAAGAAAAAGTTGATATTGACGCAGACGATGAAAGTGGAGGTCTTGTTGTTGAAGACGAGGACGAAACAAAGTCAGTTGATGTTTTACAAGATGAATGGAAACGACGTTATCATCTAGTTGTAACTGCAAAAAATCGTGTAGGTTTGCAAAACTTATTTAATCTAGTTAAGCTGTCGTACAAGGATGGCTTCTACAGATATCCTCGTATTGACTTTGCTATGTTAAAACAATTTGGTGAAGGATTGCATGTATCTACAGCTTGCCTTGGCGGTATCTACAGCAACAGAATTCTTCGTGGCGAAGTTCATGGTCAAAGCAGAGATCAAATTCAAGCTGAGCTTTCTAACCTAACTGATAGATTTGTTGATTGTGTAGGTGAAAGCAACTTTAAGCTAGAGCTACAGTTTAACAAGCTAGAGAAGCAGCATACAGTAAATGACTATCTTATTGAGCATCACAAGCTTACAGGAATTCCTCTAATTTGCACTCCTGACTCGCATTATCCTACAGCAGATAAGTGGCAGGCTCGAGAGCTCTATAAAAAATTAGGCTGGCTTGGCAAGAAAGACGGTCTAACTCTACCAGAGTTTGAAGATCTAAAGTGCGAGCTATACCCTAAGAATGCTTCACAAATGTGGGACGAATTCCTTTCAGCATATCCTGTATATGATTTTTACAAAGGAAGTGAAGAACTAGTACGTGACGCTATTAATAGAACGCATGATATTGTTTGGAATGAATTCGAAGATACATGGATCGATACAAGCGCTAAGTTGCCTACAATCTCTGTACCTAACAAGACACCTTTTCAACATTTAACTGATCTTGTCAAGGATGCGCTAGTCTCGCATAACCTTCATACAAATAAAGAATATATTGAAAGATGCAAAGAAGAGTTATCTGATATTAAGTATCTTGGTCACGAAGCTTACTTTATTACTATGTATGAGATCTTTAAAAAAGCAGAGCAAAAAACTCTTTTAGGTCCAGGGCGAGGCAGCGGCGCAGGCAGCTTGATTAACTACTTATTAGGCATTACTCAGCTTGATCCTATTCCTTATAACTTGCTTTGGAGTAGATTCTTAGGTAGACATAGGTGTTTAGACGAAGATACTTATGTTATGTCTGAAGCTGGCAAAAAGAAAATCAAAGATGTTGTCGAAGGTGAAAAAGTATTAACACATACAGGTCAGTACAAGAAAATTCTTGACAAAGCAGTGACTCAGCATGACCTTGCTATTGAAATTATATTTAATGGAAGAAAGATTGTTTGCTCTCCTAATCATAGATGGATAGTTAATCGAAACGGTCAAGAAGTAGAAACTATGGCGTGCCATTTACAAAAAGGTGATAAACTAATTAAACTATAAAGACAATAGCTGTATTTAATCCTTAGAATTTTTTATACAATTGCAATTGTATGCTTTTATTCTTTTCCAAAACAATATTGATATCTGTTAAAATATTTTTTGTGACTTTAGCAATGCTTGAAACAAATTTCATTCTTTCTAATTCATTTTGGCTAATATCACCGCTTTCTATTTTATAAACACTTCTCAAGAATTGTTTGAGATTTAAATGGCTTTTTGTGACGTTTATTTTATTATTATCTACTTCTATGATATACATGTACAAGAATATCATAAAAGATGGAGTAAAGTCTTCTCCTGTGCTAAATAAGTGCTTTGTAAATTTATCGCTACTATGAGAAATTGCCTGACTTACAATTTTAAAAAATCTTTCTGAAAATTCAAATTCAGGCAAATATTCAAATGACTTATCTATAAAAGTCCTATTTTGATCAGGAAATAGGTCTTCATTTATTCTGTGCATTACATCATGTAGTGTCCACATAGCATTGTCATATACGCCTTTTTCTATAGAAGAAGAATCTCTTGAATAAGGGTCGTCTTCATTAAATGATTGTTCTTTAAATATAATAAGAGAGCTATTTTGAATATCTTGCTGATTTAAAGTGCTAGCGTCTAAAGCATCAAAATGTTGTAATACTTTTAATAAAGATGATAAAACTTGTTTATTGTTTTCCCACTGGAAAAGAAGACGACCATCAATCCCATTAGCAACATCTTCAGTGTCTTCATATCTGTTGCTTAAGTTCGGGTCTTCTTCGAACATATTTAGTAATTGTAAAAAGTCAGGATCTCTTTTTGTAATATTATTGTTTATGTCTATTATTAAAACAGGCAGGCTGTTCATTTTTAACTGTAGATTATATTGACTTAAAAAGTCCGTATTAGAACTTGATATGTCTCTTAGTTTTTGATTCATGTTTAATGAAACTCTTTCATTAATATGAGATTGATTTGTAAATGTTCGCCAAGCTTGCAATATTTCTTTTGTCCTCATAAAATTTTCCTTTTAGAATTTAAATAATATGTGTATTTTTAACTATTATATAATATAATATAATAAAAAAATAAAATCAAGAAAGTATTGTATGTCTGATAAATTATATGAAATTCAAGAAATCAATTACGTTCATTATTCGCGTGACATGATCGATATTGAAGTAGAAGGTGATCATACCTTTTACATTTCAGAAAGCATTGACAAAGATTTTGTGTTAACACATAATACATCTTGGCCTGATATTGATACAGACGCAGGTGATCGTGACGAATTAATTAATGCAGCTCGTGAGCTTTATGGAAATGATGCTGTTATTCCTGTTTCTAATTTTAATACACTTAAGCTTAAGTCACTTGTAAAAGACATTGCTAAGTTTTATGATGTACCATTTGAAGAAGTTAATAAAGTTACAGGTCCTCTTCATGACCAAGTAATGGCTTTAGCTAGAGACGAAGATCAAGAAAAGTCTGTATTCGTTCTTAAGCACGAAGATTGCATGAAATACTCTCCTGAGTATAAAGAGTTTATGCAAAAATACCCAGAAGTTGAAAAGCATGTTGAGTCATTATTCATGCAGAATAGAAGTTGTTTTACTAAAGACACACATATTTTAACTGATAGTGGTTATATGGATATAGAAGAGCTTGATCCATCTTCAGACAGCGTTGCTTATATTGACAATGAAGGCAATCAAAAATTTAATCATGACTATGAACTACATTATATGGGCAAAAAAGAAGTATTTGAAATAGAAACAGAATGTGGAAAGAAATTAAATTTAACTGGCGATCATGAAGTAATGACGCAAGAAGGATATAAAAAAGTTTGCGAATTAAGTCAAAGTGATGTCTTAATTAAATTTTAATGATTAAACCGCTTGCATATAATTAATTGCTGGAGGAATAATTATATGTTATGTAAAATTTGCAATAAAGAATATAAAAATCTAGGAAGACATGTAAGTGTTCACTATAAAAATATACAAACTAAATCAAAAAAAATGATTTATTTTTATGATGTATACAAAGAAGAGTACGACATTGTACATGAGTATCTTAAAAACAAAAAGTCTGCTAGGACAATATCAGAAGAAATTACACTATTATTTAATCCTTTTCCTGTTCAAAAAAGTGATATTTTAAATTTTTTAAAGCATATGAAAATTAAAAAAAGAACAACGTCAGAAGCAGGAAAAGAATACTTTAAAGAAAATAAAGTATGGAATAAAGGTTTAACTAAACATGATCATGAAAGCATAAAAAAATATGCCGATAGTCGAACTGGAAAAAAGAACCCAATATATTCTTTAACAGAAAAAGAAAGAGAAGAAAAGATATATTATTGGAAGTTTAAGTCTAAAGAAGATCTCAAAATAATAAGGCGTAAAATATCTAAGACTTTAAAGGAAGGATACGACGCAGGAAAAATAGTACACATATCTAAAACTAATCCTTCTAAGTATTTAGAAATACATAGAAAAATGTTAGCAGGATACTTTAAAGCATTAGAAAACGGTACCATTAAAAAGCAAAGTTATACTTCTAGCTATGAGAAAAGAATAGCAAACATACTTGAGTCATTAAATGTAGAATTCGTTCAGCAAAAGTCTTGTAACAAGAAGTATAGATACGACTTTTATATAAAAGACTTAAATCTATATATTGAATTTAATGGCGACTACTGGCATGCAAACCCATCTATTTATAAAGAAAATTATTATCACCCACATAAAAAATTACTAGCAAGAGAAATATGGGAATATGATAACAACAAGTGTGCAAATGTAGTTAAATCAGGTTATAATATTATAACAATATGGGAAAGTAATGTCAAAAAATTTGACAATCAACAATTAAAGGAATATATTAGTGGAATTATTAAAGATCAAAAGCATTAAAAATACAAAAGAAATTAAGCCAGTATATGATATTCATCATAATATTGATAGTAAAAACTTTTATGATTCTCATCCTAACATTGTTGCAAACAATATTACAATATCAAATTGCGGAAGACACGCCGGAGGCGTTATAATCGCTGACGCAGATGAGCTTTCAAAATCAATGCCTATTGTTGGCGTTCGTGGTGAGCTTCAAACGCCTTGGACAGAAGGTATGAACTTTCGAAATCTAGAAGATAACGGATTTCTAAAGTTTGATTTCTTAGGTCTTACACTTCTTAAAGATGTTGAGAATTGTATCTATAGAATTCTTAAAAAACAAGGTAACAAAAATCCAACATTTTTAGAAGCTAAAAAGTTTTTTGACGATCATTTAAATTGCAGGTTTCACAAGCAAGATGATTTAAAAGTATGGAAGCATGTTTATGAAGATGGAAGATTTACAGGAGTATTTCAGTTTACAGCAAGTGGTGCACGTAACTTTGCAATGGAAGCTAAGCCTGATAATATTGAAGAGCTTGCAGCGCTTACTGCTATTTATCGCCCAGGACCTCTTAAGGCAAACGTACATAGAAAATATGTTGCGACTAAAAAGAACAAAGATCAAATCAAATACGATCACCCTATTATCGAAGAAATTCTAGGGCCTACGTTAGGTTTTATTACGTTTCAAGAGCAGTTTATGCTTTTGGCACAGAAACTTGCAGGTTTTGATCCAGGCGAGTCAGACAAGCTTAGAAAGACTCTTGTCAAGAAGTCACTTGACACATTGCATTCTAAAGGTTCTGAGCGTGACGTTGCAAGAGAAAAATTTATTAAAGGTTCTAAAGAGCTAAATAATGTACCAGAGTCTGTGTCTTCAAAGCTTTGGGAAGAAATCGTATTCTTCAGTTTGTACGGTTTTAATAAAAGTCACGCTATTTCTTACGCGATTGATTCTTACTACGCTGCATGGCTTCATACACACTATGAAAAAGAATGGCTGGCGACAATTTTACAGACTGCTAATGGTAATCCTAAAGAAATGTCAAAAGTTATCGCAGAGATCAAATCGTATGGCTATGTGATTGCGCCTGTAGACATTAACTACTCAGGTATTGAATGGGAATATTCAGAAGAAATTAATGCGTTTGTACCTCCTCTTACATCATTAAAAGGTGTAGGTGATAAAGCTGTAGAGGAAATCTTTATGTTCAGACCTTATAGATGTCTAGATGATTTATTTTATAACAGCGAAGGAATGTGGAAAAGTTCAAAGCTTAACAAGACAGCTTTCACTTCATTGTGTAAAATGGAAGCAATGTCATCTTTGTTAGAGTTTAAAAATGGTGAGCTAAGAAATCATAGGCAACTACTAGATATTATTATTGAAAACTATAACGTTCTTAAGAAGACAAAATGGGGAATTACGCCTACACAATATAAACGTGCAATTAAAAAAGGCGAGAACCCAGAGCTTATTGTTGATAAGCTATTAAGGGAAACTCAACATATTGAAGACTGGAACAGAACAGAAAAGATTAAAAACTTTATGGAACTATCAAACGATGCTGATACTTCTATTCTTTTTCCAGATTCATTTATAAACAAAATAAACGAAAAAGGTGTTAAGTCTGTAATGGAAATAGCACCTGGTACGAGTGGTATAGGTTGGTTTATGGTTTCAGAAGTTATACTAAAAACTACAAAGAATGGAAAAGAATTTATGCGCCTTAAAGTTATCGACAACGAGTCTAATACTTCTTGGATTCGAGTGTGGGGATCTTTTAATGAGGATATAACTTACACATTGTGGCTTGCTGAAGTTAAAAACGATCCTAACTGGGGAATGCAAGCATCAATCGCTAAAATGAAAAAGATCGATGTTCATGATTGAATATATGAAAAAATTCAATAATCAGATTCTTCATACTCACTTAGCTGTTTACTTATTTTCATTATGTTTTCTATACTTTAACTCATCAAAAGTTACGTCACCTCTATACATTTCATTTCTACTTACAATCTTTTTGTATTCGTCTGGCACATCTTCTAAAGCAACACCATGAGCTTCTAATACTTCAAGTGCTTCTTTCATTTTTCTTTCATTTCTACTTCTTTGTGAGCCGTGGTGTGATGGAGGACCGCTCGGTCTAAAATTTTTCGATTCATGATAATCTACTATTGCTTTATCACGTGGAGACAAATTTAAATAATGATTATAAGAGCTTGCACGAGTAGTATCTGCGGCTTCTATAGTTTTAGCAATTTGTTGTATTGCAGCAGGTGTAAGTGTAATACCTGCTGCAAGCAATGCAGACTTTACTGCATTCATTGTATGATTAAGATTTTTCCACGTCATGTTCTCTTTGATTAACTCGTTTCTAATAATTTTTCTTAAATGACTTTCTGTTATTCTCATGTTTAATTTCTCCTTACTTTATTTTATATATTATTTTATTTTATATATTACTTTTTTTTTAAACAAACAATATTTTCTTAGTTTTTGTCAAGTTGTTAAAAAATTGTTTATTAAATGTGTGTATTTAATTACTATATTAATTATAATAATATAAAATTGGAGAACAAATTGAGATTTTATAATATTTGCATTGAAGGTCCAGATTGTAGCGGAAAAACTACACTTTACAATGAAATTCACAAGCAAACAAACTTTAAGTTTAACATACAAGATAGAAGCTACCTTTCTATGAAAGTCTACTCTGAGTTATACAATAGAGATGATGTAAGCTTTTGGAATAAACTGTTTTGGAAAGATATTAAAACAAACAATACTTTATACGTTATATTATTGCCTAGCATAGACATTATTAAGGGACGACTTTCTAAAAGAGGAGATGAGTTTCAAGATGACAAATCTATTATCAAGCTTTACGAAATCTTTAAGTCTAATTCTGAAGTTGTAAAAAATTTACCGCAAGTAATAATCTTGAAAGACATAGACGTCAATGAAAATATAAAAAGCATTATTAATAGATTAGAAAAACTAAATAATCTACCTGGAAGTTCAATTATTACTGATACTGTTATGGGTTCTGGCTTTAACGAACTTGTTGATATAGAAATAACTGAGTCTTTATCTAGAGAAACATTACGTGAAAGTGTAATGTTTAATCCTTTAGAAAGAGAGTATTATGAAAAAATATTAGAAGACTTTACTACTTCTATAGAGAAAAAGCTAATAGGTCTTACAGGTAAAATTCAAGATTTAAACTCGAGACAATTTGTGTATTCTTCAGATTCATGTATATCTATGATTCACATAATGTTTAGAGAAGACAAATTCAATATCGAAGTTACAATGAGGTCTTCAAATGTTTTGCATACTTTATGGTCTGATTATGAATTTTTAAAAATATTATGCTTTAGCTGTGCTGATATTTTTGAATTGTGGACAACAAATATAGATATGCGTCTCCGTATAAGATCAGCACATATGATACCTTGAGAGAAAAATGAATAAAAATCCAACTTTTACAATTTATACAGGACCTATGTTCGGTTCTAAGACTACAAGACTAATTGCTGATATTGATAGGCTAAAATACAAAAAGAAGACAGTTCTCGTATTAAAGCCTAGTATAGATAAAAGATACGATAATAACTTTATAACTTCTCATAGTTCTATAAGAGTTCCTGCTTTTTGTGTAGATAGTGGTAGTCAAATTACTGACTTGGTAGAAAATACTTTTGGTCTAAATGAAAAAATAACTATAGCAGTTGATGAAGCATTTATGATACAAGATATAGATGTATGTCTTATTGATCTTTATAAAAAAGGACATAGCATTATTATTAGCACAATACAGCTTGATGCTAATGAAATTCCTTTCGACAATATAAAAAATTTAATGCCTTTTGCAACTAAAATAGAAGTTTGTCCTGCAGTTTGCACAATGTGTGACAGCGATGCATATTTTACAGCCGCTCTTTTTGAAATGAGTGGTACTTCGCAAGAAGATAGATTAGGTTCTAATGATAAATACGAACCACGCTGTTTTAAACATTATAAATTTTATGAGCAAACATAATGATAAAAATTAATGTTCCAATAGAGACAAAAAACGAAGACATATTAAGGCTAGAAGAAATATTTTTTATTTATCAGCATTCAAAAGTCTTAAAAACTTTAAGACCTGAAACATATTCTTCTATTACTAAAAAATATGGTGTTTATAAAAGCAATCTAATAAAGGAATATGACAGCAAGATAAGAGCTAAGAGTTCTTTGCACAGATCAGATACTTCATATATTCATGCAGAGCTTGCAGGTTTTAGCAAAAACTTAGACTTTAAAATCTTATTCTCGTCAGAACATGAAACATATTACTTTAAAATGACGCGTGAAAACATAGACAAGTCTATATTTTATATTAAAGATTTAGATGGAAGTATATCATCTATAGGAAAAGGTTTTATAAGTTTTGCAAACGCTGTTAAAAAATACAGTTCTAATGTAGAAAAATATAGTGCTGTTTGTATTTCTATACCTTTTAAAGTAAAACCTGTTTACTATCTACCTAGATACGACAAAAGAGTATACTATCATGGTTCTACAAAAAAGTTAGACGAAATAAAGAAATGGTCTTACGTTACGCCTTATAAAGAAGATGCAATATCATTTGCAGTACCTTGGTCTTCTAATGATCTTGTTTATACAGAGCATGAAACTAGTGAAGTTGAAGGTAGGCCTCCAATGAATTTGTGCTTTAAGAGCACAATTAAAAAGCCTAGAGATAGAAAAATATATCTATATGAAGTACTTAACTGTAAAACAATAAGCGCAAAAACGAATACAGGAAAAGAATACCCGTGGAATAGAGTTCTTTTAAAAGAACAAAAAAACTTTAATACTACTGTTATAGACTCTTGGAAAAAGCATTTCAAGTTAAAATAACAGTAGTATTTTTTTTACAAGAAAGAAAGAGTAAAAATGGACTGGAATGAAATTTGGATAGAATTTGCAAATACAATAGCTAACAAGTCGCATCATGATCAATTTAAAGTTGGTGCTGTAGTAGTAACTGAAGACAATACACAGGTCCTTGCAGTAGGCTATAATGGCAATGCTTCAGGGCTTCCAAACAAACCTGACTCTAAAAATCCTGGTGAAAGTGGATTAATACATGCAGAAATAAATTGTTTAATAAAACTAGATTATAACAATCACAAAAATAAAAAAATGTATTTAACACTTAGTCCTTGTGAATATTGTGCTAAGTGTATAGTAAATAGCGGAATAAAAAACGTCTATTACAAAGAAGAGTATAGAATTAGAAAAGGAATAGATATTTTAAAAGAATGCGGAGTAAATGTTTTTAAAATATCTTAAATACAATAAAAGCTAAATACAGTAATATTTATATAAAAAGTTTTAGGAATACAAATATGACAAGTTTAAAACTGCTATTAGAAGAAGACTTAGATAAAATTAACAAAAAGTTTTTAACATTAAACGAAGACTTAGATGTTGAAGAAAAAAATCTAAAAGATACTCAGACAGACGATGAAAAGAGTAGCAACACAAGTAGAACTTTTGGTAGTGACAAAAGCGAACTAAGTGATAACTTTAAAAAAACTGCTCAGTTAGAGATAGCTAAAAAATGTGCGCCTATTGCAATATCTTCGTTAAAAAGCAATACTGTATGGGGAAGCTCAGTTATTACTGAATTTATTAACGACACTAAAACATTTAAGAAAATATTAGGTTCTGCTGTTACAATATATTTTAATGCTATAGAAAGCGGACTAAAAGATCCTAAAAAATTTGAAGAAGAAATTAAAGCTGTTGTATCAGCTGCAGGAGTTACAAAGTTTTTTTCTATTAGAGATAAAAGTTTTGCAAAGTTAGTACATAATGATCTTACTCGATCTAAGAATTTAATATATAATATTTTAAATGAAGTATATAGCATTAAAGATATTGCGATATACAACAAAGAATATTTAATTGAAAAAAACAAAGGGATAGAGTTAGGTCTTAAGTTTTTATTAGAAGAAGATAATCAGCTTCAAAATACTGACAAAGAAGAAATTACTGAGAAAATGGTAGAAAAAGGTATTAAGGTTTGTGCGCTTATAACTCTTATACTTTCTAACTTCTATCTTTTAAAGCAGACTATTAGCGAATTAAATAACTTAGTAGCAAAAAACAATAAGTTAGTCAAAAAGTACCTTATAGGTAACAAAAGTCCAAATATAAATATTATGGCTGACAATTCTGTAAAAGGATTTGCACTTGTAAAAGGAGGAATTCCTCTTGCTAAGTTTGTTTTTGGTGTTTCAAACCCAATAGGACTAGCTGCAGTTTTTGCATTCCCGCTGTTTTTAAAAGGTGTTGACGCTTTATTTAATTTTGCTAAAGCAAAAGCTATAGATATAGCTGGAAATATAAAAGCAAAGCCTACTACTTTAGCGATAGGACTTTTTATATATCAGAACATAGGTAAAACAATAATTTCTATAAAAGAAAATAATAGGAATAACAAAAAAAGCCTTATAAAAGAAGGGCCTAGCAAAAATAACGATATATTAAAAGATGTAATTGACTTTATGCAGTCTAAAAACATGATGCACTATAATCATATGGATAAAGAAAAATTTAGTGATATTGAAATTAACTTTGCAAAAAAACTTTCTTCATTTATAAATATAAGATTTGGTATTAAGACAAATGTAAACGCAAATATTGATTCTTCAAGTGACGCTAGTAAAGAAAAATTAAAAGCAACACTAAAAATTGTTTCTAGCACTGCAGAGAGTTCTAAAATTAGAAAAAACAGTGAAGGAAAATATGCAGTAGGAAAAGGTGATACTCCTACTCTACCTGATATTTGCAAGTTAATAATTGAGTCAACTGAAGATAAAAAATTAGTTGTGACAAAATTCATGGAAGTTTTAGGAAACATGCATAAATTTTCAACTTGGGAAGCATTTAGCAATCTTAATAGTGAATTTGACAATCTTGTTTTAACTAAATAAAAAAATATCCTGTCATATTTTAAATTATAATTAAATTAAAAAGGCTTATGGAATGAACAAGAATACAATAAAAAATATTCTTTTGCAAGAGTATGAAAAAAGAATAGTAAGATGTTTAATAGAGGGCATTCAGTTAAAGTCTGATTACGGTAAAAACGTATGGGACGACGCAGAAATGCTAAAAGTTAGACATGAAAAAACAGGACTTGAATTTACTTTTGGTGAATTTGTTGGAAAAGACAAGGTTAAATTGTATGTTCCTGAAGAGAGTAGATTTGAAACTATTGACGCAATGTCTTCTATTTTAGAATATTCAGAATTAGATGGTGAAGAGTTTTTTGTCGACGATCAAGAAAGATATGTTGATTACGACAGACATTCAAACAAAAAGTCAGATAGAAACTACGTTATTATACCTTTGGAAAAATTTGAAAAAGAATTTATTTTATGAAATACAATAGATTTTCTTTAAAAAAAGCATTAAGTAATATAATAGCTGAATCTTTTTTGTATGAAGAAATTGATTATCTAGTAAAAAGTCTTAACGAAATAACTACAAGACATAAAAACATTAATAATATTGACAGTTATAAAGAAGCAGTTAAAGAAATTATTTCGTTTTTAAAGGAAAATGGTTTTGTAATACTAGGAAGAGGAGCTACAAGAGTAGTTTTTCATAGAGCACAAGACAGTTATGTAATTAAAGTTTCTGATGTTTTACATAAAGGGTTACATACGCCTAATAAAAGCGAGATTGAAGTATCAACAGGCGTACATGGAATTGACGCTATAGATATTGTTCCTAAAACAATAGAGTACGATAAAGTTTATAGTGAAAATTCTATTTGGCTAATTACAGAAAAGGTGCAAATTTTATCACTAATGCATCAAGGCGACATAGAAAAATTATTTCCTACAGTAGCTAAAATATATAAGAATTATATTATGGATGATATTTCTATTAATATAGAAGATATTCTTGTTAGACTAATACAGTATTGCAAACAAAGCAAATTTTATATGATGAGTACAAAAGAGTTCTTAAGACTATTTTCATATGTTGCTTATAATGTAGGAAATAAAGAAGACGTTGATATTGAGTATTTAAGAAGCGTTGTGGTTACACATGATTGTCCTGATATCTTACGATTGCTTAGATGTATGAAATATATTCAGACTAATGACTTGCATGCAGGTAACATAGGTGCTACATTAGGTTCAGAAGTTGGTCCAGAGCACTTTGTTATACTTGATTTTGACTACGGGGTTTAAAATAGTAAAAAGTATATATTATTCTTTTCATAATTATAATTAGCATTAAAGGCAATTAAGTTATTAAAAGAATAATCAAAAACCACGTGAGGTTGTAGTAATAATGGATATTAATAAAATTATAAACGAAGCTGTTAACGAAGAGCTTACAAAAAAAGGTTATATAAAAAACAAAAAAAATCATGATAAGCCTAAAAATAGCTTGTTAAAAGAAAGCTATTCGTTAACAGTAAACAAATTTGATTTAAAAACAGAATTGTTAACAGATAAAAACAAATCTGCTCATCAAGAATTGTTAGAAAATTACGTTAAAAAGACAAACGAAGTATCAGCAAAGTTAGATGGTGTAGAAAGATCAGATGCTAATCTTAATCACTCTAATTATAGATCTTTAAAGATAGATGAGTCATATAATCATAATGCTGTATTTCTTCATAGTCTATATTTTGAAAACATATCAGACTTAAATAGTCAAATTACTACTGACTCATTAGCTTATATGAGATTGACAAGAGACTTTGGCTCTTTTGAAGAGTGGCAAGAAGACTTTATAGCTTGCGCAATGTCTGCAAGAAATGGCTGGGTAATAACCGGGTATAATATTTATCTAGGGAGATATGTCAATACTATTATAGACTTGCACTCAGAAAACGTTATGATAGGTGTTATTCCTATTGTAGTTTTAGATTGTTGGGAGCATGCTTATTATAGAGACTATCTTTCTGCTAGAAAAAAATATGTTCATGCAATGATGAAAGAGTTAAATTGGGATATTATTGAAGCAAGAACAGAAAAATCAGAATTAATATCGAAAGCAATGAGGAAATAATATGTCTTATTTAAAAAGCATGAAATTTTTATTATTAGAAGATGATTCTAGTGATAGACTTGACTTTGGCGGAGGAGATTCTGGTGGTGATGATAGCGGATTTGATTTGCCTGGCGACGAATCTGGAGGTGATGATGAGGGTCTAGACTTAGGTGGTGATGATTCAGGGCAAGACGACAGTGGAGGCGATGATGAAATATTTGGCGGGTCAGATGATAGTGAACCTGATGATGATCCAGAAGCTGCTGCAGAAGAAGTTATTGATATTTTAAATAATGTTGACAAGAGTCTAAATAGGCTAGGAGCTGTATCAGCACCGCTTGATTTTAACAGCAATATGTCTATTAAAAAATCATTAGCAAAAAACAAAATGAAGTCTTTTATGATTGAAGGCCCATGGGATTCTGCTGAGAAAAAAGCTGAAGATTTCAAAGAAAAGCTTGAACTGATTAAAAAGCCTTATGAAGAGTTTTTTAATGCTAAAAAAGATATGGATATAGATAGAATAGCTGAAAAGGCTGCTAATATGTATATGAATTTTGACTCAACAGTTGACAAATATGAAATTGTCAAATACTTTGCAGAACTTGAAATAACACTAAACGGACCTAATGAGCCTACAGAACTAAAATCAGTAATGTCTGAATTTGAAGCTAAAATGCAAAACATTATTAAAGAAGAAGGCGGAGAACTTGCAAATTCAGAATATACAATTGATAACCCTAAAGATAAAATAGCTACAGGAGCAAATTCATCTGGAGGGTAAAATGAAAGAAGAAATAGACTATATTACAAAAAAGAAGTCTATTCATATTAACTTGACTGAGTCAGAGCATAGACAATTAAGATCTGAGCTTTTTTTAAACGGACTTAATATGAATCAGTTTTTTCAATTTATTGTACAAAAGTTAAACAACAAAGAAGAGTCTATGCAAAAAGTTTTACAAGAAATAAGTCAAGAAATAAAAAATAATGAACTAGATTCTCTTAGAAGAATAAACAGACAAGACTTATACGACTTAATTGAAGATAATTCTCCGCAAGATGTAGATAATTAATAAAAAATAAAATATTTATTTATAATAAATAGACTTGGAGAATTAAAAGATGTTAAATGAAGCTAAAGCAAGAAGCCTGGCTAGAACTATATTGTTTAATGATACAATTAATGAAATGCATATGGGTCCTTCTAATAGTAATAGTGGTGAATTTACTAGTATTCACTACGGAATGTATAATCAGCCTGGACCTGATCCTGATTCCGATAGAGAAGATTTGCATTCAGACAATATGCCTATAGAAACAAACTATGTTGCATCTGTTAATTATGTCGAGCCTACATACGATATAGATCATATAACTTCTGATGATTATTATCCTACAACAAAAAATGATCTTAAAAAAGCAACAAGCGTTTTTATTGACTCTTTTGTAGAAATCGATGACAAAATAGAAGACGTTTGGCAAGCAATCAAAAAAGAAATTGAAAGTTTTACAGGTGAAAAAATATGAAAAATAGAAATAATCTATTTTATAAAAAAGTCGAAAGATTTTTAAAAGAAAATAGTGATGATGATTTTAATTTTGATGATTTTGATTTTGAGGCTTTATTGTCAGACGATGACAAAGAAACTGAAAAAGCAGAAAATAATGTATCATCTTCTACATCAAAAGATGCTAATAATGACTTTGTTAATTTTGATGATTTTGATTTTGAGTCGTTATTTTCAGGCGACAACAAAAAAGCTGAAGAAGCAGGCATAGATAAAGAAACTGCAAAAGGTATAGCAAAACAGATAGCAAAATCAAAAGCAAAAGATTCTGATGATTTTGATGTAGACTCATTATTAGACTTAGGCGGCTCTGATACTAAAGAGTACTGGAACCAAAGAGAAATAGATCCATCAAGACTTACTCCTTACAAAGACGATACTGTAGATCCAGCAAACATGCATACTTCAAAGTATTACACGAAAAAAGCACAAATGGAGCTTTCTCAGCTTTTTCCTGATGTTATGCAAGAATTATTAGCTCATAAGCCAATGTATAGAGCTAGATTTGAAATGATTGTTTCTTTACAAAATAAGCTTACAAAAGCTTTAGTAGTTTTGCCTGGTGATACACATCTTAGAAATCAAACGAAAAAAGATGATGAGCCTAAAGGAAATTATGATCATGCAAAAGATGCTGCAACATTTAAACTCTCCCCTGCAACACTTTTAGCGTATGAAGAGATAGAAAACTACATTAGAGATCTAGATAAACTTGTAATTGAATTGACTAGCGATACAGTAAAGGACAAGGAAAACAAAGAATTTGATAAAAAGTTAATTTCTTTATGGGACAAAGTTCACGAAAAAATAAAGTATGTAGCTAATAATACTGCAGAAAAAGCTTATTATGAACTTTTAGACAAAACTATGTACGGAAGTAATCCTGAGTTATTAGAAAAGAAAGCAAAAGCTTTCATGGCTTGGAAAAGCGAGCAGGAAAAAGAAGCAAAGTCTCCTTATACAGGATTACAAGCGTATAAATCAGCTATAGATTTTGCTGTAGGCGAGTCAAGAGATAGTACACTAACTCCTGATGAGGTTGATGAAATATTGGATGACATAGAAAAGTCAGAGTCATTAGGAGATAAAAGGTCAAATATTGAATTATTGATAAGAGGTCTTAGGTCTAAGCTTAATCAAAAGTATAGTAAACAATTTGATCTAGGAGAAGATCCTAGCCTGCAACAAATAAGAGACGAAGCATTAGCAGCTGGAACTCCTGCAGAAATTGATGGCGATGATAATCCTGCTATTCCTTCAGAAAAAGACATACAATTTGAAAATCAATTAGAGATTGATAAACTAGCTAAGAAAGATGAATCAGACTTTTTACAAGAATTATCTGAAATGTTTGATGAAAATGAAGAAGATAAAAAAGAGAGAGCTAGACTAGCTGTAGAGTTTTACAAAGGTAGAGCTGAACGACTTCGAAAAAGCAAGGCGATGTGGGACAAAGTATGGAAAGGTGAAAGACAAAAAGTTGCTGATGATCCTGTAATGGTTAAATACAGAGAAGCACTAAATAAAGCTGCAACTACAGGTGAGTTTGACTTTATAGAGGTTCTTAAGCAAGTAGAAGAAAGCTTAAAAGAAAGATCATTTTCTGGAAAAAGCGGAAAAAGAGGACTTGTATATAGAGAAATGACTGCTTTGACAGGTGGAAGATTAAAAGCAACAAGCGGTGCAAGACATGATACAATACATATAATTCAGCTTTTTAACTGGATGAATGTAAATCCTAAAGGTAGAGCAGAAATTGTATCATATATGGCAAAGAAGTATTTTGACCTTTTTGAAATACTAGATCTAATAGATCACGAGTATATAGATGTGCCTGAAGATGATGAAGCTTTTGATGACAGTGATTTATTAGATGACTTAAGTGACCACTTTACAAATTTGAAGAAAGTTTTAACAGATTCTACAGAGGATCTTGAAACTTATTTTGATATTTTTGATGATAAAAAGTTTGGAGAAGATTTTTTTGACAAGAAACTAAATGCACAGCAAAAATATGCAGTCGCTGATACGTTTTTGCATGATAGTGGATTTAGACATTTCTCTTCAGAACTTTTAGCTGATTACTACAATCAGCTAGGTAATATAATCACAGCAAGACTATACACTGCTATGAAGCATTTCTTTGAGCAGCCTAAATATTCGCAATTAGGTGCTTTCA